GGTGCGCCGGGCCTACCTCGACCGCAGCGACCCGCAGCGGAGGGAGACGGCGCGGGCGCTGTACCTGCGGCACCGCGAGGAGCTCGACCGCGGCGGGCGGGTGCTCCACCCGGTCTACCAGCCGCTGTGGAGCTTGGTCGAGCGGTTGTGGGATGGCGGGCGGGTGGGGTTCTTCCGCGACTATCAGCAGCGACCCATCAGCGGCGACGCGCAAGTCTTCGCCCTCCACCACATCCGGCGGGCCCTGCTGCGCGAGGACGCGGAGGGGCTGCCGGTGGGGTGGCGCTCGCACGACGGGCTCGAGGTCGGCCTCGGCGACTGCGACATCGGGGTGTGGCTCGACCCGCGGAACAGCCACCAAGTGGACCGCAACGACTTCAGCGGCCTCGCCGTGGTCGCCGTCCACCGCCGAACCGGGTTGGCTGCGGTGCTGGAGCACGTCGCCGTCCGCGAGGCCCCGGCGCAGTCGGTCGCCCGGCTGTGGGGGCTGTGGGCGCGGTATCGGCGGTGGGCACCCAAGGTCGGAGCCGAGGCAAACCAGGGCGGCGGCTTGCTCGCAGACGAGTGGAGCCGGCTCCAGCGCGAGGCAGACAAGGCGCGCCGCCCCTCGGCACCGCCGCTCGGCTTGGCGCACACCACGGGCGCGAAGGCCCCGCGCCTGGCCTCGCTCGGGCTGCCGCTGGAGACGGGGCAGCTCCAGCTCTGCGACGTCGACGCGGGCGTGCTGCCTGGCGAGGTGTCGCGGCTGAGGCTCGATGTCCAACTCGCCGGCTTCCCGCGGGCCAGCATCCACGACGATGGCCTCGATGCGGTCGAGCGCGCCTATGCGCTGGCGAGGGACGCTGCGGAGCGTGGCGTTGACATTAGCGTGCTGATGGGGGCTTTGGACGCGCTCTGAGAATCTTTGTGGTCGGGCTTGCGGGGTACAGCATAGCGCGCTATGCTTTGTGGGCGGGGCGGCACACCAGCCGACCGCCACCGGGCCCAGCGCCCACCGGAGCCACCATGACCGCCACCACTACCGCTCGCTGCATCGCCGTCCGCACCATCCCCTCCGGCTCGGGCTTCGGCTCGCCGATGGCCCCCGCGCTCTACATCGCCCACAAGCGCGCGGACGGCGTGTGGACGTGGCGCAAGGACAGCGGGCGCCCCCTGCTCGGCTACATGTACGGCCGCGACGGCCGGGCCCGCGAGATCGGCGTCTACAGCGCCAAGAAGGCCAAGGTCATCGCCCGCGAGTGGGCCGAGCGGCTCGACTGCAAGGTCGGCCGGGGCGTCCGCCACGGCACCCCGTTGACCGCCGCTGAGATCGCTGCCTTCGGCCTCGAAGCCTGACCCTCCCAGCCACGGGCCGCCGCAAGGCCCCGCCTTCACCAACACCAACGCACCGGAGCCCACCATGACCACCATCGATACCACCGCCATCGCCACCCCTGCCGACGTTGCCGTCGGTCAGGTTCGCATCAACCCCTTTGACGGAAGCCGCGTCGTGGTCCGCGACACCTTCATGGTGTGGGCCGGCACCCTCTGCACGCTCCGGTGGAAGGTCTACCCGGTCGACCAGCCCGACGGGCCAGTGTCCGGGTGGGTCGATCACGAGGTGCTCAGCACCTGGGCGCTCGTGTGAGCCCGACCCCTCGGGCCCTCGGGCCCTGGCCGATCGCCGCCTGCGCCGCCCTCACCGCCCTCGCCATCGCCGTGGTGGCGTGGGGCGCGGCTGAGAACCGATACCTGAGCTGCCGCGCTGACCTGCGGCATGGAGCGACCCGATGACCGACCCAGCCTTGAAGGCCTGCCCGCTTTGCAAGTCCGCCCCCTGGCCCGGCACATCGTTGTGGGGCACGGCCACCGCAGCGTGTAGCAGCCACGGCTGCCCGCTCGGCGGGATTGAGGTCTTGGCCGCAGAGTGGAACGCGCGCCCCACCGAGGACGCCCTGCGCGCCGAGCGCGACGCCGCCCTGGCCGAGCGCGCCCGCCTGCGCGCCCTCATCGCCGAGGCCGCCGCCGACCTGCCCCTCCACCCCGAGGGCGCGCACCTGACGCAGCCCGAGGAGGACGCGGAGGCCGTGCGGGTGGCGCTGCTCGCGGCGCTGCGGGGTGAGGCATGAGCGCGCCCCTGTGGCTGCGGACCTTGCGCCTTCCGGGGTGGCGGTGGGTGCCCGGCATGGCTCCATCCGTCATTCGCTATGGCTCGGTGGTGATCCTCTCGGTGCTCCCGACGAAACGGCTTGCCCTCTGCCGCGCCACTTGGCCGGACGGCAATCCGGTGGCGGGCGAGGTGTATCTGAGCCTGGACATCCTGCGCCCGCACCACGCCGACCACGCCACGATGGACTTTCTGCGCGGGCTGGCCCGTGATGCAGGGCTGTCGGTCGCCCCCTGCGCCGACGTCTGGGATGAGGCTCATGCGCTGGTGGAGGGCCTTGAGCGGGCGCACCTGCTCGCGGCGCTTGGTGGCGACCGATGACCCGCCGCCTGCGGTTCGCCCGCACGGAGCGGCGCACGTCGTCGGCGGCCCGGCTGCGCGCGCACCTGCTCGCGCTCGGGGCGTGGCAGGCGGCCTGGGGCTGGGGTGAGCGGTGGCAGCCGACCGCCGCGATGAGCCCCGGCGAGGCCGCGCGGTGCCGTAGCCGGCTGGTGCGGCGCGACGCGGCGGACATCGGCTGGGCCGCGGCGGCGCGGCGGTGGGCGTGAGGGTTGAGCGCCCGGCCGTGGTGGCTGGGCGCGGGGTGTGGTGGCGCCGAGGGGCGCGAGGGAGGGTGTGATGGGTGAGCATCGACGGTTGAAGCTGTCGGCCGAGAAGACCGTCGCGGTGAATCTTCGCCGGCAGCGGTCGCTGCGGTTGATCATGGTTCGGGGTGGTCGCGAGGGGCCCTGCCCTCATTGCGCCGGGGCTGGCAGTATGAGGTGGAGCCAGGACGAAGCCTACCCGGCAGACGGCGTTGGATGGTCCCAAGCCCACTTCCTGCGCTGCTACATGTGCGAGTTGCGGGTCACGCTGAAGGTCTGGCAATGGCCCGACCCTACGCCACGGATGCGCTCGGTGCGCAGCATGTTGGCCGACTTTGAAATGTGGTACGACGCCGACTGACACCGCCCGAAACCCGCCCCGGACCTCTCCGGGGTAGGATGCCCGCACAGGCTCCGCTCTACGCGCTCCACCGGAGCCGGCGGCGCCGTGGGGGTGCCCTGATGCACGATGCGGAGCGCGAGCGGCTGACCACGATCCTCGGGCTCGACGTGAGGGCGTCGTCGCTTCGGGCCGACACCGCCGAGACAGCCGAAAGCGCCGCAGACTGGCGCCTTCACGCTGCCGTCTCGGCGCTTCTGCTCGCGATGTTGGTGACCGGCCGGGGCGTCGCGGGGGCTGCCGTGTGGCTGGCGTGGCGCGGCGGGGTGCTCTGGGGCAGAGCCTCGCGCTGAGCTACCAGTCCAGCGGCTTGCCGTTCCACCTGACGCACCGGGCGCGCATCAGCGTCACGAGCGCGTCCACCGCGGGCTGCCCGCCGTGAGCGAGGGCCTTCGCCTCGGCACGCGCCCACGCCGGGGCTGCCGCGCTGGCGTTGAGAGCGGCCAGCATGGCGGCTTCGCTGGTCAGGGCGGCTCCGGTGATGCTGGCCCACTCGGCGCTGCTGACGTGCTCTCCGGTGCCGGTGCTCTCGCCCCAGCCGGTCGGGTGGCCGGGGATGGAGCGCGACCACACGAGATCGAAGCGGCGCGCGGCGGGGAGCGCGAGGGGGTTGATGCAGACGGGCGGGGACCAACACGAGTCAGGACGGCACATGGTCAGGCCCCCCACGCGGGCAGTTCGCCCGCATCGGCCAGCGCGACCGCGGCGCATGCCTGCATCCGCGCTTTGGTCAGCTCGTCCAGCGCGAGGCCGAACAGGTGCTTAGCGCGCGACCGCTCCACCGGGCCGAGGGCCTCGTTCGACAACATCCGAGCCAGCCGGATGCACCGCTCGGCGGCGGCGAGGTCTGCGGATCGCGGGGCGACGGCGGCGCAGACGGCGGAGAAGGCGCGGCACGCCTCAGCGACCGCGGCGAAGGACTCGGGCCACGCCTTCGGCTTCTCCGCCGGGGAGAGGTCGCCAAGGTCGGCATGGTCGTACAGGGCGACGGTGAGCGCCCCGACGCACGCGGTCTCGGCGGCGCGGATGGCGGCAAAGCGCGGGGTGGTCTCGGTGGTGGGCGGGACGTACTGGTAGGCGTCGGGCGTCATGGTCAGGCTCCGGTCAGGCGGCCGGGGAGCGACGGCCGGGTGTCGGGCGGCTCCGCGGGCGCGGGTGGGCAGGGGGGCAGGTCCGGTCCGAGCATCAGGCTGGCCGCGAGAAGGACCGCAGCGGACAGCAGCAGCTCGCGCCGGGGCTGCTCAAGGGGGCGGCGGTGCCGGTCGGGGGTCGGGGGCGCGGGCTCGGAGACGGCGAGGGCAAGACTCATCGGGTGGCCTCATGGATGCGCTTGATTGCGCTCTCGATCAGCGCGTCTCGGCCCTGCGCGTGCGCCGCCGCTACCCGCAGGTCCGCGCGAAGCTCGCCGAGGGCGGCCTCGACTGCGTCCACGCGGGCCTCGGTTTTGGCCATCGATGCGCGGACTTCGGTGACGATGGTCCCGACGACGCGCCAGACAAGGCCGCCGACGCTGCCCGCGCCGACTGCGCCAGCGATGCCGGCGCCTGCGGCGAGCAGGTCGGGCGGGACGTCGGCGGCGATGGGGACAGCGGCCTGGGCGAGGTAGAGGGCGAAGGGCATGGCGCAGCTTATCCCGCGGCGAGGAGGTAGAGGGTGCCCGCGACCTGGCGAGCCGTCCAGTCCCACGCCGTCGGCACCCACAGCGCGCGCCGGCCGACGGCCACGCCACCATCAGCGGCGGGGCCGGGGATGGCGATGCTGGTGACGCTGACGAGGTCGCCGCAAGCCCAGCCCATTGCCTCGCCACCCAAGACCACCTCGACCGCTTCACACTGGCGGCCCCACCACGGGAGCAAGCGCCGCGCGAGGTCGTCGTAGTGCGCGGTCCATCCGGCCGTCTCGGCGAGGCGCGCAAGGGCGATGACTTCGGCCGGATATGCCACGTCAAGGCCGCTCTCGCCGACGGGATGCGTGTAGGGCGTGGTGCTGCCGCGCGAGGGGTCGTAGAAGATGATGTGTGTGGCGCCGCCGGAGGTGCCCGAGCCCACCATGTAGAGGCGAACCCCGAGATACTCGGGGATGGAGTCGGGCGCGCGCGTCGAATGAGGCCCGACCCCGAGCAGAAGCGCGTCGGTCACGTCGCCCACGTAGAGCGCGGCCCACGCGGTCGATTCGTGGGGGTCGACCGCGGCCCGCACGGTGAGCATGCCCTGGCGCTGGCACAGCCACAGCCCGAGGTAGGCAGCCCAGGCGAGGAGCTCCCCGCCTTCCGGGGTGCGTTGCGGCTCCGTGGCGCCAAAGGTGAAGTAGTCGGTCACCCCGACCGCTCCGACGCAGGACGCAAGCGCCGCCGCATCGACGGTGTCCACGAGCCCGGCCGGGATGGCGAGCCCATCGGGGAGCACGTCGTAGCCGCCCGTGCCGGCCCCGGAGCTGATGAGCGTCCGCAGCAGGACATCGAGGGGCGAGCCCGCTACGAGCGGGCCGTAGGTGATGGCGGTCCCTGGCGGCGCGGCGGTCGGAGCGGAGCCCGCGGCGTCCCACTGGAGCACCGTCACCCCGCTGAGAAGGCCGACCGCGTGCGTATTCGCGGCGAGGTAGTAGCCGCTCCCGATGTCCACGTGGATGAGCACCCACGAGGTGCCCGCCGGCCCAGGGCAGAAGGGCGTCGACGGGATCGCGGTGTTCAGCGTGGTGTCGCCGGGCGTGAAGGTCGCCGTGATGGTGCTCGACCCGGTGAGCCCATCCCACAACCCCGGCCGCCACCCGGTCGCCGCATACCTGCTCTGCGCCCACGTCTCGGCGCCGTCCACCACGAGCTCCAGCCGGCCCGGCTCGGTGGTCACGGACTCGCGCAACCGGCCCGCAAAGACCCGTTCGGACCCCGCCACCGTCTCGACCTGCAGCTGCACAGTCGCGCCCGGCGCAACCCCGCGCACCGCTGCGAGCCGGAGCGGGGTGCCGCGGAGCGCGACCCGTAGCTGCGGCGCCGAGGTCTGCCAGTCGCGCAGGCGCAGCCCGCCGCCGCTCACGACCACGGGCGCCTCCAACTCATCGTCGCCGACGGTCACGGCAGGCGCGCCAAGCGGCCCGAGCAGCACCTTGAGCGAGGCCCGCCCCTGCGCCAGCGAGGCGGCCCAGCCGCCCGCCCACGTCACGCCGGGCCCCACGGGATCGAGGTGCGCGACGGCCGCCACCCGGTCGGGCGCGAGGGCCCGCTGAGCGCGGCGCGCTGGGCGCCCTGCTCGGCCCCGGCTTCTGCCAAGGCCTGCTCGGCGGCGACGTCTTGGATGAGGTCGAGGGCCACCCGGTAGACGAGGCCGTCGGCGTCAGCCACCTGCAAGGCGTCGCGGGCATCGGGCGCGAGCCGGAGCGCCGGGTAGGTCAGGCGCTCTCGGATGAGGACCGGCCCGACGAAGGGGCCGAGCACGCCATCCACGAGCGAGTAGAGCGGGGCCGCGGAACTCGCCAGCCGCCCCTCCTCGCGGCGCAGCACGCCCCCGAGATCGCGCAGTACCACCCGGCCGCCGGCCACCATCGTCCCGGCGACACCGGCCGGAAGCGTCTGCACGGCGGCGAAGCCGGTAGCGCCCGCGGTCGCGAGGTAGCCCGTGGCCTGCCCGGCCCAGGCCTGAGCGGCGACGGCTGCGAAGCCGATGGGCTCCCCGCGCAGCAGGTGGTCGGCGAGGCTGTGCAGCCGGTCGCGCACCGTGCGCTCGGTGGCGTCGCCGGTCGGGTCGAGCGCGGCGCCCAGGGTGATGCTTAGGCGGTCGGCCTGCCCGAGCGTGCTGTGCCGCACGGTGCCGCCGATGCTCTGCGAGGCCGTGCCCTGTCGCTCCGGGCTGGGCTGACAGCGAGCCACGCGCACCGCCACGGACACCAGGGGCGCGCCCACGGCGGGCGTCCACCACAGGGCCCCGGCGCTCACCGGGCCCCCGTGAGGCGGCCGTAGGGACCCGTTTCGAGGGCGATCATGCGCTGCACTCCCACCGCGTTGCCCTTCACCGTGAGGGCGACGGACACCGCCCGGCTATCCGGTCGGCGCGTCCGGGGCTGGGCGCCGATGCCGGCGGCGAGGTCCGACTCGGCGGCGCTGCGGGAGCGGCTGGCGTCTTCGTTGCGATCGGCTGCCCGGCCGGCGAGGCCTCCGACGATGGCGCCGCCGATGGCCCCCGCCACGGTGCCGATGACAGGGACGATGGACCCCACGGCTGCGCCTGCTGCCGCGCCGCCCAGGGCGCCGCCAACCATCTGGTTTGGGTCGCTGCTGTCGGAGCGGAAGGCGTCTCGGATGGCCTCGCCGATGGCGGCGGGGAGGTCGAGCAGCGCGTCGGCGACCCCCTCGGCCAGCGCGATGGCGAGGTCGGGGAGGATGTCGATGATCAGCGGAGGCAGGACCTTGAGCCCCTCGCCCACGGCCCGCGCGAAAGTCTCGCCCCTGGTGCGGATCTCCTCCTCGCCAAGTTCGCCGAGGGTGGCGAGCAGCCCGAGGGCCTCGCCCGCGATGGCGATCTGCGGGATGCCCGTGGCCGCGCCGACCGCCCCAACGACGTTCCCCTGCTGGATCTGCTGCGAGGCGGCTCCGATGCGCGCCACCACCTGCCCCGGCCGCGCGGCGTCGGCGGCGAGGTCCGCGCTGCGCTGCGCGTCGGAGGCGGCAATGTCGCGGTTGGTGAGGGCCAGCGACTCGCCGATCGCGGCGTAGCGGTCGCGCTCCTCCGCGGCGTCAAGCTCGACCCGCGCCTGCGCTGCGATGGCGTCGCCAGCCTCGCCCGCGGCCTGCGCCACGCCGTAGAGCTCGAAACGGAGCCGCTGGTAGCGGGTGGCGATCTCATCGAGCGGGTCGGCCGTGCTGTCGCGGAGGTCCGCCACCTGCGCCACCAGGGCGGCGATGGCCTGCGCGGTGGCGTCGGCCTCGGCCTTGATGGCGTCGGCGGCGTCGGCGGCTGGCGAGCCCGCAGCGTCGGCGGCCTCGGCGGCGCGCTGTGCCTTGCGGCCGGCGAGCAGCTTGTCTGCGTCCGCGTAGGCCTCGGCCAGCCCGTCTACCTCGCCCGCCAGCAGCCGGTAGCCGGTGCCCACGTCGGCGGCGACGCTGCGAACCGCGCCAGCGACGGCGTTCCCGGCCTGCCCGCGCAGGTTGGCGATGTCGTCGGCCAAGTCCATCACAGCGTTTTGCGCTGCGATGAAGGGGGCGCGCACGGCCTGCGGGACGCCGGTGGCCTCCATGATGGAGTTGAGCGCCGTCAGGTACTTCTCGACCGCGAGCGTTGCAAGCTCAAACGGCCACGTCAAGCCCAACCCAACGGCCTGCCCAAAGCTATCCGTAACGTAATCCGCGAACGCCCCAGCGCCGTTCAGCATGCCGTCGAAGCTCTTAGCCGCGAGAAGCCCGACCGCGAGCAGATCGCGCGCGAGTTCCTCCAGCGCCGGGGCCGCCGCTCCAGCGAGCACGCCCGCCATCGCCGTCCCGGCCAGCGACACGTCGCCGAGGGCGTCGGCGGCGCGCTCGGCCCCGGCGATGCTGGCCTCGGGCACAAGCTCCACGCCGCTGAGCTTGCTCAGTTGCCGCAGCTCATCGGCCATCCCAGCGATGTGGAAGACCGCGGCCACGGAGGCAGCGCCGACCGCTGCGAAGCTTGCGGCAACGCCGGCCCCAGCCCCGACGACGGCGCCGGCCGGGGTCAGCAGCACCTCCAGCGAGCCAACAAGGTCGCCCGCTGCGGTAGCCGCAGCCTCAGCCTCGGGGCTGATGACGCCGAGGGCGCCGGCGAGGGTCTTGAGCGCGGTGTCGGCCTTCCCAGCGACATCGGCGGCCTTCTCGGTGATGGCGCTAAAGTTCCGCACCCCGGCCTCGGCCCCGGTGCCGCCACCCGACCCGCCGACCTTGCCGAGAATCAGGTCAAAGAAGCTCGACAGGACACCGCCACCGATGGCCGTCTCCCGCGTGCCGCCAGCCCCAAAGGCCTTGTTGGGGTCCACCCCACGCGCCAAAAGCTGCGCGCTGCGCGTCTCTGCGTCCTGCTGGATCGCGGTGATGCGCTCCTCGATGACGATGGCCCGGTCTGCATCGAGCTTGCCCAGCTTCTCGAGCTCATCCCGGACGGCGCGCGCCCGCTCGATCTCCAGCGCGGCCTTGCCCCGGATGGCGCCCTCGGACTGCCGCACGAAGGCCTGCCGCTGGCGCTCATACTCGCGCTCGGCGCGGGCGGTGCGGGCGTCTTCGTCCCGCTGAACCTTGGCGGCGGCCCGCGCGGCGTCGCTCTTGGCCTTGGCGACGGCCTTGGCCTCGGCCTTCGCCTCGTCGGCGGCGGCCTTCTCGGCGGCCCGCGCCGCTACCTGCGCCGGGTCGCGCGCCGCGCTGCCCGCGCCGATGACCGCAGACGCCGACGTGCCGCTGATAGCGCCCTGCACAGTCGCGCGCCCGGTGCCGGCCAGCGACCCCGCGGCCTTGGCCTGCGCCTCGCTCAGCGCGGTGATGGCTGCGGCGGCGGCCTGCGCCTCCTTCGCAACGCTCCGCAGAACCTCGGGGCTTTTGCCCGCGAGGATCGACAGCTGGTACGTGACGCGGCGGTCGGCCATGCGCTACCCTACCACGGGTCGGCCGAGGGCGGCGGCCTGCTGCGTCAGGGCATGGGCCCAGGCGGCCCGCGCCCAGCTCCGGGCCTCGGGGCCGAGGGCCTGGTACCCTTCATCCTCCAGCCACGGCTCCGTGCTTGCGCTCGGAAGCGGCGGCAGCGCGTCGCCCTCCCCGCGCACCGGCAGCCAATCCCGAACGACGGCGGCGGCATCGAGCGCCGGGGCCAGCGCCGCGCGCCACAGGGCGGCCACATCGGCGGCGGTGAGCGAGCCCGCCCACAGGTCGCCGTCGCCACCGGCCAGCGGGGTCGCCTTGCAGGGAACCCACGTGGCATCGACCACGCGCCAGCCCACGAAGGCAGCCACATCGCCCATGAGCAGCAGCCAATCGGGACGCCGCTCCTCGCCGTCCTCGCCGTCGCGCCACGGGGCGAGCGCCGCGCCCAGGCACCGCAGGCGCACCTCGGGGTGCCTCGCGAGCCGAGGCCAGTGAGCGAGCCGGACGCCGACGAAGCCGAGGCAGGTCGGGACCGGGATGCACCCCTCGGGCGGCGCGACGTGCCCGGCGATGGCGATGAGCCGCGAGGCGAGGGCGCGGGTCTGAATGGCGCGCGTCACGGCGTAGATGAGGACGTCGTGGTGCCCCTCGGCGAGCTCCACCGGCAGCCACGGCAGCGGCTGGTCGGGCGAGGACACCCCGCGGCGCATGCGGCAGGGGATGGGGTCGCCAATGGGTGTCAGGTCATCCTCGCCTTCGACCCTGCCCCACCACCCGACCACGAGGCTCAGGCAGAAGTCGAGCAGGACCGCGGCCCCATCCTCATCGAGCGGCTTCCCGAGGGCCTCGATGAGCCCCCGGTGCGCGTCCTCCTCCTCGGCGGTGGGCGCCCGCCACCACAGCGCGGTGACGCCCGGCAGCAGGCCCCCGGTGAGCGGAGGCTGCGACAGGGCGCGGGCGATGACGGCGGCGCCAGGGGCCATCAGGCCATCGTCCCGTTGGTGGTGACGGCGGCCGAGGCGGCGTTGACCACCACGATCTTGGCGCCGTAGTCGGCCGTCTCCAAGGCCTGCGCCCGGAACTCCAGCGTCTCCGGGAGGGCGCCGCCAGCGGTGAAGGGCGCCGAACGGCTGATGACGACGGCGTTTTCGAGGTACACCGTGAACGTCTTGGTCCCGGAGGTGAAGGCCAGCGACAGGTCAGCAGCGGTGCCAGCCATCAGTGCCGCCCGGAGCGTCGCCGAGTCGGCTTCGTCGGCGGCGCGGGTCACGGTGAGAGCCACCGAGACAGGGCCGCTCAGCACGCCCTCTCCGGGGATCGCGTTGCCGAAGTCGGTAGCGCGGTCGAGCGGGCGGGTGATGGTGAGCGAGGCCTTCCGCGCGGCGACGCTGTTCCCGCCCCAGCTCAGCACACCGCTCAGGCTGCCGAGGATCGGGGCCGCGGCCACCATCGTGGCGGCGGCGGGCGTTTCGGTGGAGGCAACGCCAAGCTGGTAGACGGACGAGCGGAGGGCGGCAGCGCCGGTCACGTTGAGGGTGGCGTAAGCGATGGCGTCCGCGTTCAGGTCGATGGTCAGGCTGTCCACTTGGAGGCAGCGCCATTCGTCTTGGAGGCCGGTGCCGTCGGCAGCGGTGTAGCGCGAGAACACCGACCGCCACGGCGCATTCAGGCCGACCGGGTAGGTGTGCGTGTAGGGGCCGGCGCCCGTGGTCGCCGGGGTGCCGCCCAGGGCCCAGGCCAGCACCGCACCCATCTCCGCGAAGGTCGCGGCGAGCCGGATGCTGCCCGTGGCGCTGTTGGAGGCGACGAAGCGAGCCCCCTCCACGCCGGAGCCCGACCCGGCGAGATCATCGACCAGCAGGCTGTTTGCGGCCTCGGTGATGCTGATCTCGGCGGCGCGGACCCATTGGATCGCGTCGCCCGACGAGGGCTGGTCAGCGTAGTTCGCGACGGAGTCGCCATCGGTGACGATGCCGAGCGAACCGGCGTAGATGCTGCGGGAAAGGACGCGAGACATGTCAGACCTCCAGCGGCGCAAGCGCCGAGACGAGTGCGGCAGCGACCACCGCGCGAGAGGGCAGCGAGCCCGACGCGGGCCCGCTCAGGTAGACGGTGACGCGGAGCACCGCCGAGGCGGCCTCATCCGGCGAGAGTACCGCGAGGATGCCCGCTCCGCGCGTGGGCGAGGCTACCACGCGCACGTCGGCGGTGGAGGTCCACCCCGCTGGTGTGGTCGGCGCGCTCTCGCCAGTCCCGGCGGCGACGGCCACGGAGACACCGGCGATGTCTTCGAGCTCCCGGCCGCCTTGCACCGGCTGCGCGGAGAGGGTGAGCAGCACCGGCAGCAGCACGGCGAGGCGCTCGCCGACGACGGCCACCACGCGGTCGCCCGGCTCGGCGCCGGTCGAGGTCTTCACCGGCGGCGCCCCGCCGAGCACGACCACCGGCAGCGCGGAGTCGATGCCCGCCTGCGCCTCGATGACGGATGCGCCGGTGACGGTCACGCTCGGGTCCGAGGTCACCGTCGCGGAGGCCCCCACGTAGAGGTAGACCACCCGGACGGTGCCGCTCCCGGAGCCGGGGTTCGTGATGCGGATCTCGGCCTTGGTGCCCTTCGTCCACTCGACCCGTTGGTGGGCGAGCGTAGCGCCGGCCGCTGTGCAGACGAGCAGGTCGTATCCGTCCTGCTGCGAGGCAGCCCAGAAGTCCACCGCCTCCGGGCCGAGCTTCACGCGGATCGGCTTGTCAGCTTCGTGGATGTAGCAGACCGCCAAGCGGGCACGACGGGGAGCGGCAGCGGGCCAAGGCATGTCACACCAGAAGGGAGAGGGTGAGGGTGCACATGCACGTCACGGTGCGCGCCGCGCGGTTGTGGTGGACGCCACCGCCGCTCAGCACAGCCTCGTTCGTGGAGGCCCCGAGGAGCTCCCGGTAGGCCGAGGCGGCCAGCGTGCTCAGCACCTCGGCGCCCACGAGCAGGGCGTCCGCGGGCGTCGCCACCGGCAGCACGATGGCGACCTGGTAGGTCGAGCGCACCGTCACCATGATGCCCTCGGCGCCTGCGTCCACGCTGGTCGGCAGCACGTAGGCCATCGGGGCCCCGCCCTCGGGCTGCTGGTCGGTCGGGCCGAGCAGGGTGACCCGTCCAGCGAGAGCCACGGAGCCGCCGGGGAGCGCAACGTCCGTGAAGGTCAGGCTCTCCAGATAGGTCTTGAGAGCGGTGATCTGCGCGCGGCTCATGGCGTCCCCCCAAACCACCTATCCATCGGAAGCCGCTGCGGCACCACGCGCACCACGTCATCGACGGCGTCGCCAAGGTAGCGCTTGGCGGGGAGGGTGACGGGGCCGGGGTGCAAGATGAAGAGCAGCCCTTGACCATCGGCGCCGAAAACGAGCCACCCGCCACCGCGGCGCGGGACGAAGCGAGGCCGCTGTAGCTGCCGGATCGAGGTGAGCCCGCCCCGGATGGCCGCATCGGTGGGGATGGCGAGGAACCGCGCCCGCACCGGCCGGATGGTCGCGCCGAGCTCTTGGGCCCGCGCGTAGGCCGCCGCTGGCGTGCCCGGCTCGCCGGCCGTCCACACCACCGCCACGGCCTCGGGGCCCGCGGTGGAGCGCGCCCGCACGCTCGCGCCCAGGGTGCCGCGACCACTCCTCGGGCCGTAGACCCGCGCCGCGGCATTGGCGACCGCGAGGCCGCGGCCCTCCTCGGCCAGCTCTTCGCCGGCCACGCCAAGCGCCGCCAGCATCCGGGCCGGCGCGGCGGCGAGTTCGGCGGCGAGCTCGGCGAAGGTCAAGCGGACCCCGCAGGGCGGCGAACCGCACGCGAGGGCGGCACGGTGTAGCGGTCGAGCGTGGCGAGCACGTCGGGCGGCCACTCCTCGGGCCGGTAGCTGGTCGAGGCCATGCCCTGCGCGCTGACGGAGGCCTGCCCGCGGCGGGTGTCGAGCTGCAGCGACCACCGCACGAGCTGAGCGACGGCGCCTTGCAGGTCCTCGGGCACCGTGGCCCACCCGGCGGTCATCGTGACGCGCAGCTCTTCGCCGGTCGGCTCGCCCTGCAGCCACCGCAGCGCAGGCCGGGCCGGCTCCGAGGTGTCGAGGCGGTAGTCGGTCCCAGCCACGAGCACGTCGTAGTCGACGCCCGAGGTGCCGCCCACATCCGACCCGCTCCGCACGTCGCTCACCGCCGAGACGGGGCACAGCGGGAGGGTCATCCGGCGGTCATCCCGCAGCGCGTAGTCGTCGCCGAGGAGCATGGTGTGCGCGGTCGAGGCGAGGGTGAGGTTCCCGGCGTCATTCTCGCGCCATCCGATGAGCTTCATCACGGCGGCGCTCAAGTCGAGCAAGCGCGCGTCGATGCGGGCCGTCGTCTCGGCGTCGGGGGAGGTGCCGGGGTCGTAGTTCGTGAGGTAGTTGGACCGGCTTATGATGGGGGTCGTAGCCATCAGGTGCTCCGGTCGGGGCTCTGCGCCCCAGCGGTGCCGGGCTCGGCCAGCATCCCCTCGAGGGCGGTCACGAGTTGCCGGGCCTCCCGCAGCAGGGCGCGCGCCTCGGCGCGGCTGACGTGCCGCCCGAGCTCGCCCAGCGGCGACAGGGCGGACACCACCTGGCGCATCGTGGCGTAGGCGGCGCCGGCCAGCGGCATCACGCGCTCAGGCTCGGGAGCGGTCCACGCGCCGTCAGGGGTGCGGGTGCGGGTCATGGCGTCCCCAGGCCAGCCACGAGGCCGGCGGTGATGGCGTCGGCGAGCAGGTCGAGCCCGCCGTCCGTGAGGTGCCGCCAGTGTGCGGGCTGGTCGATGAAAAGCGGCTCTATCACGATGGTGTGAACCGCGAGCTGAGCAGACCCCGCCAGCCACGAAGCCTGAATCAGCCCCGAGGCGCGCGGGAAGTCATCGACCGTGCTCGGCCCGCGGCGCCGCTCCACGCCCGGCAGCGTGGCGATGCTGGCCTCCAGGGCCGCGGCCCATCCCGGCGTCTTCGCCTCGCCGGGGTGGTGGATGGCGGCGACGTAGCGACCGCCCCCGGAGTTGAAGTGCAGGTGCAGCAGCAGGGCGCTGTGATGCCCTCGGCGCAGCGCCTCGCGCCCGGCCGCCGCACACCGCTTGGTGTAGCTGCGGAGCGGGTCGTTGTCGGGGCTCGGGATGGCGGCGTCGTAGCTCCCGCAGGCGATGCCCTCAGCGGCCAGACGGGCGAGCAGGCGCGGGGCGAGCGTCCGCACCCGGTCCTCCTCGATGAGCGTGATGGGCTGCAACTGCGTGTCGAGCGCCGTGGCCTTGGCGCCAGGGTCATGGGTCGGGCGGCCCGCCCTGTCGCAGCGAGCGCCGTGGCCGAGGATGAGGGCGACGAATGGGCGAGGCATCAGCCCTCCAGCGGGCGCAGCATGGCGGCCCGGAGCGTGGCGAGGATGGCGGGCCAGCGGCCCACCGCGAGCAGGCGGACGCGGGGCGCGAACCGTGCGGGTCGGCCGAAGGTGCCGGCCGCGCAGCGGTTGGCTGCATCGCAAAGCCAATCGAGGTCCGGGCCGCTCATGCCGGCCGCGATGGCATAGGCGGCGCCGTCGAAAATCTCCTGCCCCACCTCAGTCTCGGCGTGCTCATGCCCAATCCGGAGCTTGGTGCCGTACTCGGCCTCGCCCCTGTCCAGCCGTGCGAGGATGGCGGCGCGAGCGGCCGGGGTCAGCCGCTCGGGCAGGTGGTCGCGGACGGGCGCGCCGCCGGAGACGCACGGCCCGCAGCGACGGGTCGCGCGGTCGATGACGTCGCCAAAGATCGCAGCGTGGTCGGCGGTCACGCGACACCAGCGAGGGCGGCACGCAGGACGCCGAGCAGGTCGGCCACGGCCTCATCGTAAAACGCGGCCTCGATGTCGTCGCTCGGGCGCTCGGCCCGCAGCAGGTCGAAGGCATCGCCGACCACGGTAAGCTCGGCTGTCGCGCCGGATTGCTCGCCGCTTTCGTCGCTGACGAGGACGGGTCGGGGGTTGTACGCTTGGATCATGGGACGGTCACCGGGTCGCGGGTGTAAATATCGATCTGCTCCAACCCAAGCTCCACCGAGCCGCCAGAAGCCCCGCCGTTCCAGCCGTACAGGATGACGTAAACGGTGGCGCCGCTGAACAGGACGGCCTCTAAGCCGCTGTCAGGACCGCTGGCGTCGCCACCGATGTTGGCGACATAGGTTGGGGCCTCACTGTCGATGTCGCGCGGCGCTTCGGCAACGAGCAGCATCCGAGACGAGCCGACCACTCGGACGTCATCTTGGATGAGCACTGTTCCGTCGCGCCAATCGGTGTCGATGGATGCGGCCACGTCAGCGAAAACGGCGGCCTTGCGCGTCTGGAGCTTCACGGTGTTGCTGGTGGAACCGAGACGCTGCGACCCGCTGAACGACGCGGTCGTCTCGGTGCCGCCGGACGGCACCACGCCGATCACGGCACGCTGCGCGGTGGTCGTACCCATGTCGCAACGCCAGCGGAACGACACGAGCAGATCGTCGGACGTTGCGACGGAGGGCGAGACGGGGACGGCGACCCGCAGGCGGACGGCGGTGGAGCCGATGCCGGACGGGACATCAAGAACGAGGCCGCGCGTCGCATCGGCGCCAGTGTTCGTGGAGGCGATGCTGCCGGTGGTGACTGCGGCGTTGACTGCGACGGTCCCGCCGCCCGAGAGGGTGACGGTCTTGTCGCCGACCGTGGCGAAAGTTTGCGGCGTGGCGCCGATGAAGGTCAGGCCGCCGATACGGGTCCACGCGCCGGGGATGTCGCCGCCCCCACCGCCACCGCCACCGCCCGAGTCGCCGGCCGGGTAGAGCGGCCAGACCACACAGCCCCCCATCACGACACCGCCACGTAGACGGTGGCGCTGCTGCTGTCGGCGCGGACGTGGAGCGAGGTCGAGGCCGGCAGCCCGGCGGCGCTCGGGCCGGGGATGCTGAGCCACGTCCCGGCATCGACCGGCACGAGCTCATCGCTCCCGATCCAGCGCCAAGAGCAGTCGTGCGTCACGCGCAGCATGACCACGGCGGTCCCGAGGGCGAGGGTGATGTCGAGGCCGTCCGTGCTGTCGACGCCGGTGACAGCCTCGGTGCGCTGGCGGGCGGCGGTGGAAAGGTCGAGGGTCTGTGCAGCCACGGGGCCTCCGGACGCGAGAGAGGGCGGCAGGTCGCCCCGCCGCCCTCAGCTTAGCACGATGGCCGCGGCTTAGTTCGCCGGCCGCAGCACCCAGCAGACGCCCATTTCGTTGGCCTTGCCGCTGCCGCCCTTGGCGATGACAACCTTGAGCACCGCGCCCTTGGCGAGCACGACGGCGGTTGGGCTCAACGTCAAGTCCAAGGGGCTGTCGGCAGTGAGCGCGCCTTGGTTCGCCGCCCGGCTGTCGTAGCCGGTCGTGCCCGTGATGGTCGCCGTGATGTAGTCGGTATTGTCGGCGGCTACGCCGTCGCTGTCGACGATGGAGCACCCGATGACCTCGCAGGCCATCGGGAGCGGGATGGTCCACTCGCCGGTCGAGGCCGCGTTGCCGGTGATGCCGGAGATCGCGAGAGGGAAGAAGTCGGACATGATGACCTCACTGAGCCGAGACGTTGAAGAGGAGCACGAACGGCTTTTTGCTGCTCGGGACGGGGCAGAACGGGATCTTGTGCCGCATCCGGCTCAGGCTGACGGCGGCCGTCCGCGGGATGACCTCGCGCATGATGCGCCCGTTCTCGGGGCCGGTGACGAAGGTCATCGCCTCGAGGCGGCTGTAGACGGCGGCGTCGATGGAGCCGGAGCCGGTGATGAGGCCGCCGGTGCTCCACTTGCCCGAGGCCATGTAGACGTGCTCCATCACGATGGTGCCGTCCCACAGCATGCCGACATAGAGCGGGTTCGCGGCCTTCTCAGCCTTCGTCGCCGCCACGAAGAACGGTTGCGAGGTCGCGGTGGTGGTCACCACGAGCGCGCCCAGCTTGCGGGCGGCGGCACGGCTGATGGTGAGCACCACGCCGGAACCGGCGTACTGCTCATCGAGGGCCGCCATCGCCTTGGTGTGCGCCTTGACGAAGTTGGCAACGCTTCCGAGCCAATCGGTGGCCGCCGAGAGCCCGGCGCCCGAGACGCCGTTGACCGTCGCGCTGCGGGCGATGGCCTCGCGCACCAAGCCGTTGCCGCGGAGAAAGGGGTCGATGTCGGACCCGCTGCGGGCGGCGTCGCGGCCGTCCCAGGCCAGGGCGGCGAGGCCAGCGGCGCCGTAGCCGTGCGACGCGGCGAGGCTGACCTGATGCCCGTGCAGCAGCACGCCGTCATCCTCGGACATGTCGGCGAGCTCGGCGGCGCGCAGCAGGGTGGCCGACATGTCGATGGTCACCCGCGGGTCGCCCTGGAGGTCCTTCTCGGCGATGAGGTGCGACCACACGACCGAGCCGCCGCGCACCTGCGTGGTGGTGGTCGAGGCGTCCGTGATAGGGAAGGTGCCGGGGAGGTTGCTGGTCGGGCTGTTCCAGCCGGCGAAGCCTCCGACGGAGGTCAGCACACGAACCTTGAGGTACTCGTCTTCGTGGAGGCCGGTCGCGGTGCGGATCGCGCGGGCGAGCCCGGTGTTCGCGGCAACGGAGGTGACATCGAGCACGTTGTTGTCGATGAACTCCGGGTTCACGAAGTCGGCACCCACGGTCGACGCGCCGCTGGTGTTCGCGATGAAGGCCCCGTCACGCCGGGCGAAGGCGCCCGCCTGCTTGACGATGCGGTCGACGTGCTGCTTGGTGTAGCCCAGCGCCTGCGCGCGGACCTCGGCGGGCATGCGCTCGGCGGCGGCGAGGGCGGCGTCGGCCACGTCTGCGAAGCCGGCCGACCGGGTCGAGCCACGCCAGAAGACGAGGTCAAGCGCGGCGAGCCCACCAAGGGCCTTCCGCCACGCGCTGCGCTGCTCGCGGTGCTCCGCCGGCACGTGCGCGTCAGCGGCGTGGCTCAGGTAGCCGGGCCGGATGGCGAGGCCGGACTGCTTGACGCCATCGACCTCCACCTCCACGTGCCGCTGGCAGTCGTCGAACGCGAAGGCGCCGGCCTCGGTGCGCCACGCGGAGAGGGTGCCGGGGACGTGGCTCGGGTCGGCCGCGCTCGCGGCGCCGCCGGCCTTGGCGATGAGCGCCTGCGTCTCATCGAGGCGCAGGGTGAGGGTGTCGGTCTGCGTCCGGAGGGCCGCCAGCTCGGCGACGACCTCCGCGGGGTTCTGGGGCACGGTCATGGGATGCTCCTACCGGTGGGAGGTGTCGCCCGCGGCGCCGGTCCACCACAGGGTCAAGGGGTCAGGGGCGGGCGGGCGAGCAGCCCACCACGCGGAGAGTTCAGCAGAGACGGCGGGCACTTCTCGCGCGGACAGCGCAGCCTCACCCTCCACCTCGGAGCGGGCATCGTCGGCGAGGCCGTCAGCCCAGGCGCGGGCGCTGTCGCCGCCCCACAGCGCGCGGGCGATGGCCAGCGCGCTCGGGGTGCCGTCGGGCTCCTCGGCGGGGCCCTCCACCTCGTCGAAGCGCGCCCACCACGCGGCGATGGTCAGCAGCAGCTCAGGCTCCACGCGGCCCGAGGTGAGGGCGCGGGCCGTGCGGACGCCCGAGGCGGTCCCGCCGCGCCCGTACTCCTCGCGCCAGTCGAGGCCTTGCCGGGCGGCCTCGCGGATAGCGTCGGGCACGTCGAAGAGCGCGCCTTCATCGGTGGCGGGCGGATCGGAGGGGGCCTCCTCAGCGGCGGCCTCTTCGGTCGGGGCCGCGGAGGGCGCCCGGTTCACGCCCGGCTCAGCCTCGGGATCCAAGCCCATGACCTCGCGCATGGCGTCGTCTTCGCTCATGTCGTGATGCGCCACAAGGTGCTTCACCATGAGCTGCAGCGCGTCGCCCATCTCATCGAGGCCCGAATCGAGGTGCTCATCGAGCGACCACCGAGCATTGGCGTCCGCGCCGATCGCCACAAGGCTGGCCTCGGTGATCTCCACCTCGGTGATGGCGTAGCGCAGTTTGCTCAGGTCGGCGCCCTCGGTACGCAGCGCTTCCAGGTCGGCCGGTTTCAGCTCCGACCGTGCGCGCCAGAGGCCCGAAAAGCCGATGCTCGCAGCGTTCAGGAACCCGCCGTCTACCAGCGCCTTGGCTTCTTGCGCGTCGGGAGTGTCGGCCCACCGGATGCCGGCAGCGACCACGCGGCGACCATCGGCACGGGCGTCGACCCAAGCGCCGACGATCCGCAGCCGGTCGTGCTCACGGAGCGCAACCAGTTCACGGGAGCCCGGCCGGGTCCGCAGTTCGATCGGGCCCGACAGGTGAAGCTCACCGCCATAGGCGCCGCCGGTGTTGAGAATGTAGCCGTCGCCGTCCTTCTCGACCGGAAGGGCGAGCGAGCCGGTGCGGCGGGTCGGGCGAGTCGGAGAGCGGACCATCAAGACCTCACGAGGCGAAGGCCGGCGGCCTCCTTGGATGGATCGAGAGCGGCGGCACCGGGCCAGACCAGCCCCTGCGCCTCATACGCGCGGGCCGGGTCGGCGCCGGCAGCGATGGCCGCGGCGGCGAGGCGGGCGCGCTGCTCTTCGGCCGCAAGGGCTTCAAGCGCGAGCTCGGCCTGCCAGTCGCAGGCGATCCGCAGCCCGGCGCGGCGCTGGGCGGGGGTGGCGACGGCATCGACCATCGGCTGCAGGGCGCGGGTGAGCACGGCGGCAAGGTCGCGGCGGGCCTCGGCGGCGTCCCTGACCTGCATCAGCGCGGCGCTGTCGTTGGTCACGCTGAACCCGTAGAGGATCGGGGGCTGCCCGAGCGCGAGAATGACCGACCGGCGCAGGTCTTCGCGCATCGGCAGCTCATCGCGCGGGGCGCCGACGCCAGCCCCGAGGCTGGTGATGTCCGCTCCATCGGTTGCGACCCAAACGCCGGACTTCGCCCGGAACCGCTTGATTAGCCGCACTTGGTCGGCCAGCGCGCCAGCATCCGTGCTCCGCGACCGCAGCAGCACGCCATCCTCGACACCGTGGGGCCGGCTCGCGAGGTAGTCGGCCAGCGAGCGGTCGCCCGCAAGCTCAGGCAACAGCGCGTAAAGCGGCGGCACCCCGAGGAGGTGGTCGGGCCGCTCGCGGATCGGCAGCAGGCGGGCGTGGGCCATGCGAGCGGGCGGCACCACGTATTGCCCGGCCAACGTGGTCACGCGGTAGCCGACCACCTGCAGGCCTTCGGTGTCCGTGATCGGGGTCACGTCGCCGGGGTCGTGCCGCAGCACGAAGCCGAGGCGCGGGCTGGTCGGCGTGGGCTCGCCCCGAAGCTCCGCAAAAGCGTTGCCGTCGGCCAGCAAATCGAGCGCAAGTTGGAGCATCAGCCCGTGCTCGCCACCGCTGGCCGACCCGAGCAGCTCGGCCACCTGCGGCGCCTCCACGGGCTGCCCGGCGCGGTCGAGCGTGGTCAGCGGCGTGTCGGCGATCGCGTTCGAGGTGCGCCCCATGCACGTCTGCGCGAAGCTCGACCCGAGCACCGCGCTCACCAGCGCCGACCGCGAAGCCGCGCGGCTGGCGTCCTGCCCGCCCACGGCCACCTCGCGCTCCAGCGGCAGGCGCGGCGCCGGCAGCCCGAGCAGGCGGGCGCGCGTCTCGGCCTCGGCGCCAGGGCCGAGGAGGGAGCGGAGCGCCAAGGTGATGCGCGCCCAGGTGTCGGCGAGGATGCTCATGCGCGCCAGCCTACGCCGAGCCGAGGCCAAAAGCAAGCCCGCCGCACCCTGCAGGGGGCGCGGCGGGAGGTCGGGGAGGACCGTGCCGGGTGGGCCAGCGCCGGCCTCGTAGCGGGTCAGGCCGGGGGCGTCAAGGCCGGCAGCCGGCGGCGCAGCAGGTCGGCGACCGCTTGGAGCTCCGAGCTTTTGCCAGCGACCACCTCCCACGCTCCGCCTTCGTTCTGCGCCACGTCCACCTGCCTGCCCCGCTGAACGGCGCGCTGCTCGATGAGGTCGATGGCTTCGAGCAGGGTGGCGCGGCGGGCGGCGGCGGCCTGCTGCGTCAGCCGCTCCACCTCGGCGAGCAGCCGCGCCTCCTCAGCCTCGTGTGCCTCGATCTGGGCCCGCGCCTGCGCCACCTCGGCCTCCAGGCTCGCCGTCTGCTCGCTGCTGCCAGGCCCCTCGTACTCCTCAGCTGCAGCGGCGGCGCACACGGCTTCTTCGCGCGTCTCAGAGTGGCCCATGTAGTCAACGGCGGCCCCCTGGACTTCCCATTTCCACCCGCCTTCCACCTGCTGAATCGTCGTGCTCATCGGTCCCCCCAAAGCCGGCCCTGTCCCGGCAGTTCCTGCCACACCCGTTCCCGCGCCACCCGCTCACCCCGGACCATCCGGGGCGGCTCGCGCGCGGGCTCGATCTCCGCCCACAGAGGCCGCTGCGCCCGCTCATCGAGCACACGCACCTCCCACCCTCTCGCCCTCCACGCGCTCGCCATGCCCTCGGCGACGTCCCTCCGGTGCCGCCCGTAGTCGGCCCAGCCACCGGAAAGGCGGTGCCGGGCGAGCACGCGCCACTCCGGCGGCTCCTCGTGGCGCTCGGCCTCCGGCTCCTCGGCGTCGCCGTCGCCGTCAAGCCACGCGCCCGCGGGCCTCACCGGGCTTCGGGCGGGCCGCCGGCAGCCTCGGCGCGGAGCTTCGCCACGATGCTCGACCGCTGCGCTTGCGTCATGGCCGACGGGCGGGGCGAGCCCTTGGCCTCCAGCCGGGCGGCTACATCTTCGTAGCTGTGCCCCACGTCGCGCAGCGCCGCGCAGAACCGGGACCGCTCGGCGTCGGTCCAACTCTCGTGGTGCTTGCTGGGCTCGCTCTCATTCCGCGGCTTCTGCGCAGGCTTCTCGGCGGGCTTCTGCGCGGGCGGCTTCACCCCGCGGCCCACGTCGCCGTCGTCGTCGTCGCGCTCCTCGGCGCCCACGCCACACATGGCCGCCAGCCCGTAGCGCCGGCCATAGGTCACGGTGGAGCCGAGGGCCTGCACTTCGCTGATGCCCTTGCCCGCGGGGACCGGGAGGGTGAGGGAGCTACGCATCCACTCCCCCGAGCTGTGTGAAAGCTGTGTCGTCACCGTCACCACGCCCTGCCCGGCGCTGACGCCCTGCGTCACGGCGATGCCCTGCGCCGCGAGCACGTCGCGCACCGCATCGAGCACGGCCTCCAGGGTGGCGTAGCGGTTCTTCAGGTGCGGGTTCGCCCGGTCCTTGCGCGCGTCCCGCATGTTGGGGGCCGCTGCTGCAAGCGCGCCCGCCAAGGCCCCGATGGTGTTGCTCTGCTCGATCATGGTCATCCCCCAGCCCTCAGAAGGGCATCACACCACACGTCATCGGCACAGGCGCCCACCGCCCGCCGACGTAGCCCACCACGCGCCGCCCGCTGCGCCTCAGCCGCCGGCCCGGCGTCCGCCGCCGCACGGTCGGGGGCGGGTCGTGCGGCGCGCCACAGCACCGCTCGCAAGGGCAGCCGAACAGCCACCAGCCCCAGGCCTCGGTCCTCACAGCGCCCGCCCGTAGACGGCGCGCCCGCCGTGCCGCTCCCCGCAGCCCGAGGGCCAGGGCGTGTGCTCGCGCATGCGCCAGTCGCGGTCCATCTCGGCCCGCGTGGGGCGCTCGCGGGGCGGCGCGGGCGGGCCATCCTGCGGTGCGAGGGGGCGCGAGGCGGCCTTGATGCGGGCGACCTCGGCGATGGCGGCGCGGAGTTGGGCCTGCTGCCCGGCGTAGTCCTGAGCGGTGATCATCGGCTACTCCTCCCCTTGGTCTTCGGTGTCGTCGCTGCCTTCGTCCTCGAAAGGCGCCCCGTCTTCGTCGCACGGCCGAAGGCAGCGCCGGGTGGCGCGTCGCTCGGCCCGGTACTCGTCGAGCCTGCTCGGGCCGTCGTAGTCGCTGATGTCCCAGGGCATCGCCCCTCCCGTCGGCTGGGCGCTCCGTGCGCCGCGCTCCCGACCCGCACACCATAGCGCGCTATGCCGACGCGCGCAAGCTCCCCGCTCACACTTTCCGCTCAGCGCGCACAATGCGCTCAGCGACGGCCTTTGCCTCGGCGTTCGGCGGGGGCACCCATCGGGGCACCGTGCCTTGGGCGGACTGAGCGGCGGCGGGCGGCGGCGGGCGGGGCGCGTCGCCGAGCATGATGTCGAGGCCCGGCACCTGCTCGCAAGCCCAGCGGACGAAGGGCTCGACCGGGGCGCGGCCGGACAGCACGGCCTCAGCGCGCTCGTTGATCTCATCGTAGAAGGCGCGCCCGGCCCGCCTGGACTCGCGCCGCTCGGCGTCGCTGAGCTGGAAGGCGGGGGCTGCCAGCTTGATCCACCGCTCCCACAGCATGTCTGATGCGAGCTTCCCCCGCGGCCCCAGCCTCGCAGCCCGCAGCCGGCCGCGGAGCAAGGTGGCGTCAGGCCAGCGCCCGGCGTCCTCGGCGTCGTCGATGACCTCGGCGGCAACGTCGGGCGCCGCGCGCCAGAGCTCGACCACCGCCTCGGCGCCGGCCTTGGCCTCGCCGTCAGAAGGGGCAGACGTACCCATCGTCTTCGTCAGCCGCCGGTGAAGTACTCGCAGAGCTTCCCGCACTTCCGATTCCGTTCCAAAGCTCATCGTCTTCCTCCTCGGAGTTGGGCACCTGCACACCGGCAGCCCGCATCCTCTCTCGCCAGGCCGGCGCGTCCGCCGAGCGCCCACCGCTCGCCAGCCACGCGGCCACCTCTTCCTGCTCGATCGTCGTCAGGCCCGTCAACCCGGTCCACGTCCGCCGGGGCCCGTACTGCTCGGGGCGCGCCAGTAGCATGGCAAAGTCCGTGCAGCGGTCGCTCCCGCCGCGGTCCTCGCCCCGATGCCAAGCGGCGTCCGGGTGCCGCAGAAGCCACACCCATCCATCCTCGATGTCGCCAGCCGTGGTCTTCGCCAGCGCCTTGCGGAGCTTCGGCACCCATGCCTCGGCGCTCAGGCCGCGCACCGTCCGGCCGAGGCGCTGGTAGCGTTCGAGGCGCAGGCGTTCGAGGCGGGCGAAGAGCACGGCGGCGGCCTCGACTTCGCGGGAGGCTTTGGTCGGCTTCGTGGGCTTGGTCGTCACCGGCTCAGGCTCAGCCCCGAGGAGCGAGAGCTGGGCGGCGCCAGCCGCCGGGGGCTCGGCGCAGGCCGGGCCCGCCATGAGCTTAGGAGCGTTGTCTGAGGAGGGTTGGTGAGGAGGGTTGTCTGAGGAGGGTTCGGTGCCGAACACCGGCACCCCCCCCTGCCGAACATCGGCACCCCCTATGCCGAACACCGGCACCCCCCCCTGCCGATTACCGGCACCCTGCCGAACATCGGCACCCTGCCGATTACCGGCACCCCCCCTCCGGCTGTCGCGGGCCGGGGGCTCCCAGCCCGCCAAGCGGTCGAAGTCCAACCGGCACTTCATCGAGGTGTCGCCCCGCTCCACGGCCACAAGGATCCCCGCGGCGAGAAGCTCAGCCCGTGCGGCCTGCGCGGTGGAGCGCGAGCACGACGCCCAGGCGCTGAGCGTCTCCAGCCCCGGCCACGCTACGCCAGCATCCGGCGGGCGCTCGCTCGGCAGGTGGCTCATGTACGCGAGCAGGATGAGCTTTTGGTGGGCGCTGAGCGGTGACCTGCCGATGAGGTCCGCGGCTCGCCCACGGTTGAGCGGAGGCGAGGCCCCCGCTGGTGCGTCCGTCATGTCGTCTCCTTCCGGGAGTAGACCATCCCCTCCCAGCCGCCCGCCGCTGGCCGGTAGCTACTCCGGGGCGGCGGGCGGGGTGCGCTGGCAAGGCGCGGCGGAAGGAGGACAGCCTCGGGCACTCGTGGCCCACCGTAGGCATAGCACGGCGCGGGCACCAACGCAAGCGGGGGCCCAAAACGCAGACGGCCGCCCAGCAACATCGCTGAGCGGTCATCTGGCCGACCGGGGGCCCATCCCCGAGCGGATCCGCTGCCGCCGCGCCCGCGAAAGCACGACGACAACGCCAGCCTACCGGGCCCGCGCCCGGCGTGCAAGCGGCTACAGCGCGACCGCTGAGGCCACTGCCCGCAGCACCAGGGCCTCGGCGTGCTCGGCGACGGCCCCGCGCTCGCCCCAGCGGGCCACGGCGGCGCGGCCCTCCGGGGTGCCAAGCCACGCGGCGGTCGCGTAGTCCCAGCAGAAGGTGGCGTCCTCGGGCCCGATGCGGCGGCCGAGGGCGGCGCAGCGGCGCGCGACTTCGGCGGCGCTCATGCCGGGTCTCCCTCAAGGATGGGGTGGTGGGCGCCGCCCCGGATCAGCTTTGCCTCGCGGCGCAGCCCGCGGTGGTCGAGGAACGCGGCGATGGCGGCGCGCTCGGCGGAGACGGCTGCTGCGAGGCGCTCGATGCTGGCGAGTCCGATATCTCGGCGGCCCCACCGGCCAGCGAGGGCGGCCAGTGTCTCGTGGGGGATGCCATCCTCGGGCATGCCATCATGGCCGCTCATCACGATGCAGCCCGCATCGCACGTGATCCAGCCGGGACCGCTGGGATCGATGCAAAACGTAGCGGGGCCGCCACAAAACGGGCAGGGAGCTATGGCGGCGCTCACCGGAGCACCACGAGGCGCCAGTAGCCGGAGCCCTCCACGTAGACGGTGCCGCGGTCGTTGAAGAAGGCGGCGGGCTCGCACCGGCCGGCGGCGCTGTAGGGGTAGGCGCAGGCGTGGGCGCTGAGGATGGTGCCCGGCACCTCAACGCCGTCCACCTCGGCGGGCACCTCGACCACCTCGATTGAGGCGCCGCTGGCGGTGGTGGTGCCGTCGTCGGCGGCGGTGTCGCCGAGGGTTGAGCAGGCGGCGGCGAGGAGGGCGAGGAGGGCGGCCAGGTGAGGGCGGTGCATGAATTCTCTCCGGGGTGGGTTGCGCGCTATGGCGCGATCCGCTATACCATTGGGGCCGGTGGGTGTCCACCGAGGGAGGGTGCGATGGGTGATGAAGCTGTCGGGCATGTGATGGACGACGTTGTAAAGCTGCTGATGACGGTCATTCACGACGAGACGCCGAGCGCGGCCGACTTCGACGCGTCGCTGCGGCTCGCGGTCGCTGCCTACGACTGGCGGCACGATGCGGACCTGGTGGCGAGCGTTGAGCGTGAGGGCCGACGCATGCCGTTCCGGGACTCTCCGCAGATGGAGGCGCGTGCTGCGGTGGCGGCCTGCTACTCTCTGCCAGCCGGAGGGCGGGTCAGTGATGCAGTGGTGGCGGCCCTTGGCCGGCTGCGCGCGGGGCTCAAGTGACCCGGCAGAAGGGCGGCTACGAGAAGCGCGTGGCGGTCGCCTTCGCCACGGTCGCGGCCGAGGTGGCGAGCAGCGGCCACGCCCCGACCACGGCGGCGGTCGCTGAGCGGCTCGGCACGTCCTCCAGCTCGGCGCGGGTCTACGCGGTGCATGCGGTGACGCTCGGCCTTGTGGTGCGCGACCAGGCCGCCGCGCTCGGGCAGCCCACGAGCTACTGGCCCGGCCCCGCGGCTGGCGAGGTGCTCGGCGCTGACGAGGTGGCGGCCTGGGAGGCCGCGCGCGTGGAGCCGCCTGCCGAGGGCACGGTGCGGGTGGGCGGCCACCTGTACCGGGTCGTCGATGGCGAGGCGCTCGGGGCGCTGCCGGGGTCGGACTGGATGCTGCTGCGCGGTGGGCGCGCGGTGAGCAAGGACGGGGTGACGGTCGGGAAGTGGGAGGTGGTGCATGGGTAGGATGATCGGGGAGGCCGAGGCCACGGGGCGCGAGGGCCTGGCGTGGCTGCTCGGGGTGGCGTCGCTTCGTCGCGAGGCGCTGAGCCGGGTGGCCCAGGTGCACGCTTGGGTCGCGGCGGTCGAGGTGCAGCGGGGCGAGGCGCGCGATGAGGCGGCTGAGTTGGAGCGGCGCGTCGATGAGCTCGAGATCGAGGTGGCGGGGCTGCGTATGCGGCTCGCGGAGGTGGGGCGATGAGCGGCGGCATGGTGCGGCTGGAGGGGCTGCCCGGCGACACGCGGCCCAGGGTGTCAGCCACGCACACCTACATGCCCCGCGCTTATGTCGAGTGGAAGCGCGCGGCGGTCGCGGTTCTCGCCGAGGCTGGGCTGATGCGGCACGACGGGCCGGTGGCGGTGGAGCTGATGGTGGTCATCGGTCGGCCGCTCGCCCCGCCGCTCCGGGCCGGTGCCGGTCGGGCGCCGCATGTCGGGCGGCCAGACGTGGACAACGTCTCCAAGGGCGTGCTCGATGCGTTGACGGAGGCCGGGGTGGTCATCGACGATAAGCAGGTGGCTGAGCTTGTTGTGCGCCGGGTGTGGGGAGAGGTGCGACCGCATGCCCCGTCCTACGCTCGCGACGCTCGCGAGCGTAGCTGCTGCGAGGTCCGCGTGCGCGCCATCGGGGGTGGAGCATGACCGCTGAGGTTCCGGCTGGGGCCGCAAGCCTTGAAGACGTCGCCGAGCTGCGCCGCCTGCTCGCGGTCGCACAGCAGACGGCGAAGACGTCCACCAACCGAGCCAACAGCGAGGCTGGGCAGGTGTCGCGCTGGAAGGCTCGCCGGGATGACCTGGCGGCCTCAGTGCGGGAGGCTCTCGGCATGGGGCCAGCCCCCGAGCACATCCACGTCAAGCCCATCGTCGACCGAATCGGGGAGCTGTGCTCAGACCGCGACGAAGCGGTGGCGCTCACCGATGGGCTTCGGACGCGGCTACAGGTCGCGCGCGACGCCCTGGAAACGGAGCGGGAGCGGTCGGCGGCGCTCGTCAAGGCTGTGCGCGCCGCTCAAGCCAAGGTCAACGCCAACGCTCGACGGGTCCGCACCCTGGAAACCAGCCGCGCAGACGTCGTCAAGGCCACCGCCGAGGCCGAAGCGGAGCGCGCGCACGCGGCACAGCAGCGCGACCGGGCGGTGCAGGCAGAGGCGCAGGTGGCTGAGCTCCGAGCGCAGGCGGCCGAGCTTCGGGCGCGCGTCGCTGAGCTGGAGCGAGAGGCACGGGCCCGCCCCGAGCCCAGCCCCGCCCGCCCCGCCTCCATTGGCGTGCTCAGCGAGGTGGAGCAACTCGCCGCGGCCGACCGCATCACCCGCTCGCCGCGGGTGGTATCGGCCCTTCGCGGCGCTGACGTGGCCGCCTTGCTCCGGAGCGGATCTCCGGTGGCTGTGGCGCTCGGGCGGGTGTCGCTCGGCGGCGCTGGCGAACTCATGGACCGCGCCGCGCTGGTGCTCGGGCTGGCGACCGCTTGGTCTAAGGGTGTGCGATGAGCCCCATCCCCCTCATGGTCGAGCTCTGCGCCGGCACCGCCGCCCTCAGCCTGCGCCTCCACCGCGACGGCGCCAAGCCCCCGGTCTCCCGGCTTGGCGCGAAAACCGGCTACGCCAACGTCATCTTGCGCGTCCTCGGCCTCATCCCCGGCCAGCGCGCCGAGCGGTATCTGTGGTGCGAGCCCGACCCCGGCGTCCGTCTTCTGCTCGAAGCCTACCGCGACGCCACGCTGGCGAAGGCCGCCGCGACCATCATCCGGTCGTGGGCCGCCGAAGACCCGCGCGCCTTGTGGGAGCGGCTGCGCGCGGAGGGGCCGCCGCGGTTGCCGGACGGGGGCGCGGAGGCGGGCGAGGTGGCGCGGTGGCTGTACGACACGACCGCGAGCATCGGACGCTTGGCCGGTGAGGGCGGCTTCGCAAGCAAGCAGAGCGGCGACGGGTCGCCTGGAAATCCGCGAGGCCCCCGAAAGTGCGGCAACCTTGCCGCGGTCGTTGACGACATGCCCAACACCCTCCCCGCCACGGTGACGTCAGACGCCCGCGACGTGGACCCGCGCGAGGTGGCGCGGTGGTGCCAGATCGTCGCCTCCAACCGGCTGATCCACACGGCATGGAGCGACGCCGAGCAGCGGTGGATCAACACGGGCGACGGCGGCGCGACCTTCGGCGGGTCGGCCTTCTGCTCGGCACCGGAGCGCACGGCCGAGGGCCTCGACGGCGTGGTGGGCGACCTGCCCGCGGCGGTGGAGGTGGACGCGCGGGCGGTGGATCCCGGCCCCGCTTTGTCGCCCGGCACGGTCTGCTACATCGATCCAAGCTACGTCGGCACCACCGGCTACGCCGCGGACCTGCCCCGCGCCGACGTGGTCGCGCTGGCCCGGCGGTGGGCTGCGGCTGGGGCAACGGTGTGCATCAGCGAGGCCGAGCCAATCCCGGAGCTTGTGGCCGAGGGGTGGTGGAAGGTGCGGATCGATGGCGAGAGGGTGGGCCAGCCGCGCACCTTCTCGAAGCAACAGGCCGAGTGGTTGACCTTGAACCGGGCGCCCGCTTGGGTGCCGAGCGTGCAGGGCGCGCTTTTTGGAGGGCGCTGATGGCACCGAAGACCACCGAGCCCGCGGCCCCGCTCACTGAGCAGGTCGAGGCGTGGACCCTCACCCTCGCCGGCGCCCCCGCGCTCACCCCGGCGACCCTGCGCGCGGCGGCCCGTGTGGCTGCGTGGCGGGCCATCGGGGCGGCGCTGGAAGGCGACGCCGCCAAGGCCCCGGCCGCCGCCGCCGCTGCCGCTGAGGCGCTCGCAGCGAGCGAGCCGGAGCGCGAGCCGGACGATGGGCCGGTGAGCGAGCGGGAGGTGGCGCGCGCCGTCATCCTCGCGGTGCGCCGTGGGTTGAGCAGCGAAGACCCCAAGCGCGTCGGGGAGGCCGTCGCCCTGTGGCGGGCCGAGCGGGCGTGGGCGGACCCCGAGGGGCTCGCGGGCGCCGGGGCCGCGGAGGGGGACGCGCTGAGCGCCGCGCTGGAGCGGGTTGCGGACGAAGCGGCGCGACAGGCGCTGGCGATGACGCAAGCGGGCGCGACGGGGCTATAGCGCGCTATGGCCGGAGCCGATATAGGGGTGGTGCCGCGGTGCGGCCGGGAGGTGGGGATGAGGTTCAGTGTGGTGGAAGACGACGGGGCGCTCGTGATTCAGCCCGAGCACGGCGCGCCGATGACGGCCGAGGACGTGGCGGCGCGGCTCGGGAACGACGCGCCCGTGGTGGTGTACGCGGTGCGGGAGGGGCGCGTGGTGGCCTTCCCGACCACCGATGAGGGGCGGCGGCTGGCGGTGATGCTGGCCCGGCAGCTTTTCGGGAGGCTGGCATGACCGCCCCGACGCTCTTGGACCGCTACCTCGCAGTCTGCGCTGCCCTCGGGCTGCATAAGTGGCCGGACGGGATGCCAGCCAAAGACGGACGCTTGTGGTTCAACCCTGGCGCAGAGCCCGACCTTGCCAGCCCGGCAGGCATCGGCTGCCTGCTCGCCATCGTTGTGTACCTGTACCCCGAGGCCCGCGAGATCGGGCTGATCTACCGGCGCAGGGCAGCCCGCCCGCCGGTTGCTGTGCTCATCGACGGCCCATCATCCGTCGCCTACGTCCACGGGCAGACCGCCGCCGAGGCCCTGATCGCCGCGCTGGAAGCTGCCGCGCGTGGTGGTGCGGAATGAGCGCCGCCGACTGGCGCCCGCACGTTGCCCACGTCCGCCACGTCGGCCACGAGGGCCCCGGCCGATGGGTCGCTGCGATGTCGCGGGCCCTGCCGCCGGGCTGGGCTGCGGTGCCGAGCCGAGACGAAGATGGGCGCTGGCCCAGCGAGGAGGCGGCGCGGGCCGCGTTGGTGGGTTGGCGCGAGCCGGCGGCGCGCAAGGTGGCGGCGGTGGTGGAGCCTGCTCAGGCTGGGCTCTTTGGGCGCGGGCCATGAGCATCGGTGCCAGCGGCATCAGCACGGCGGCCTACCTGCGCGCCGTCGCCGCGCTCCCGGCCGAGCAGCGGCTGCCGGTGCTGCGCCACGAGTGCCGGCGCGACATGCTGCTGTGGGGCCGGCTGTGCTTTCCCGAGGTGGTGCGCGCCGAGTACAGCGCCCTCCACCACGAGATAGGCGAGTGGTTCACCGGCCTGCCGCTGCCGGCCGAGCGCGCCGGGCTGAGCCCGCGGCGGCGGGTGGTGACGGGGCCGCGGGGCGGGGCGAAGACCAGCCTGCTGCGGCTCGGGCTGCTGCATCGGGTGCTCTGGCGGCTGGAGCCCTACGTGGTGGTCATCGGCCCGGAGGCCACCGCGGTCGACGCCGAAGTCGGCACGCTCCGGGGGCTCGCCGATGCGACGGAGCGGCCCCTGCTGCGGAGGCTCCACGGGGCGCGGGCGTGGACCGGCAACCTCTCCGAGGCGCAGGTGAGCGGCGGCGGGGGCGTGGTGCACCTGAGCGCGAGGGCGCTGAGCGGCACCATCCGGGGGCTCAACCGGGATGGCAAGCGGCCCACCTTGGTGGTGCTCGATGACGTCGAAAAGCCCGAGCACCTCGACTCCCCATCGACGCGGGCCCGGATGCGCGCGCGGCTGGCCGACGACATCGGCAACCTCGGGCCGCCGGAGGGCGGGCTGGCCTGCATCTACGGGGCCACGGACCTTGGCGAGGGCAGCCTGCCGAGCCACGCCGAGACGGACCTGGGGTGGGACCGCACCACGCTGCCCGCCGTGCTGAGCTGGCCGGAGGGGCTGGGTGAGGGCGTGGACCGGCCGGGCTCGCGGTGGGAGGAGGTGCGCCGGGCCTACCTCGACCGCAGCGACCCGCAGCGGAGGGAGACGGCGCGGGCGCTGTACCTGCGGCACCGCGAGGAGCTCGACCGCGGCGGGCGGGTGCTCCACCCGGTCTACCAGCCGCTG